CTACAGATTCTTTCCAATCCATATTACTAACAACCTGGTTTATTTTATTATCAACTTCATTCTTTGTATATTTATCATCCCAATTAGGCTTATTAGTATTAATTGTATTTGTAAGTGTATTTTCTGCGGCTTTAGCACGAGTAATTTCAGAATTAAGATTATTGGTTAAGGTGCTCTCTGCATTAGTAGCTCTTGTTACTTCAGCGTTAAGATTAGCTGTCAAAGTACTTTCAGCCGATTTAGCCCTATTTACTTCTGAATTAATGTTATTATTCAAAGTGTTTTCCGCTGCTGTTGCTCTATTAACTTCATTAGTTAAATTATTAGTTAATGTATTTTCAGCACTCTTTGCTCTCGTAATCTCAGAATTCAAGTTAATTGTTAACGTACTTTCTGAACTCTTTGCCCTTGATATTTCTGTATTTAAATTATCAGTTATCACTTTTTCAGCACCTATAGCTCTATCAATTTCACTATTAATACTTTCTTGAGTTTCAACAACTACATCTTGAAGATTATTTATATCTTCTGCTTCCACTTGATCTCCTGTAGCTTCATACGATATATATAATTTAGGTGCATTACTGAATATCTTAATTATTGTTTTCCATGGAGTTAATGATGGGGTACTTGAAGAATAAGTATTTATTTTATCTCCAGTAAGCTTAGATCCTGTATAAACATTTATTGTACTTGTAGTTACATTATCATGTATCAATGGTGCTTCATATACTCCATTTACTGGAATAACTTCTTCTTCTATGGTATAAACATTTCCGCTAATCCTATTTAGTTTTTCATTAAATTTTGTTATATCCAATTCTAAATCACCCCTAGTGAAACAGAACCAATAACTGCAATTTCTTCATCTCCTAATGTTATATTAGATGTTCCATTGTTTATTTTAAGCTCTGCATAATCTACTACTCCATCGATATCAACTAAAATTCCTCCAAGTTTTGCTAAGCTCACTTTCTTAGTTGTATAAACTTTATTACTTAAATATTCTTTTGCTGCACTTGCGAATATGTTTTGTACATCACCTAATATAACACTGGAATCTATTTCTACATTTGCGGTTATATTTATTGTTATTTCTTTTACAGTAACTACTGTTAATGTACCTGCTAATATTGGTCTTACTTCATTTATATGGCTATAAACTTCTTTTATAAGTTCATCATTTGCAGCTCTTTTATTACTGTTTGCTATTATTACTTTTACATTGCCTGCTCCTGGTATACACTTTGCAAATCCTACACCAGTAACCTCTAATGCCCACTGTTCATAGTGATATTTATTTCCGCTTGTAGCAGGCGTTTGAATTTTTAATAAGTATCTATTATATAGCGCTTCAGGAGTTTCAATATCATAACCATTATCAATTTTTTCTTCATTAGTAACTCCATATATCCCTTCATATTTAACTGGTAATAAGCTAACAACTCCAACATCAGCATTATATTTACTTCCCTTATCACTTGCTATAATTCCTGTGTATCCTACGCCTTCAGAATTGATTATTACATCTGATTGAGTCGAATATGTTATTCCCAGTGTTGTTGAAACCAGTGCTCCACTTGGAAGTTTTGAATTTATTTTCCCAATAACCTTAACAGTTCCGGTAGCTATAGTAGCAAGTTTCTGTTCTATTCCCATTTCTAGGCATCTATTTTTCAAATCATCATAATAACCATTTTCTAGTGCGCTTTTAGCAAATACTCTTTTAGTAACTTCATCTAGCATTAAAGATTGATAAGATAATTCATAACATGCTGGCATAAGAGCTGCATATATAAGACTATGTTCTGATGTATCAACGTCTGTTATGGTACTCGTCATTTCTTTATAATAATCTTCTGCACTTTTATAGAAGGCCATTTTATCACCAACTTTCTTCCTTATTATAGGAACCATAGATAGAGTTTATTGTAAATTCTGTTGTAAATGTATCTCCATTTTGTTCAATACTTATATTATTTACGGATGTTACATACATGACATCAACTAATGCCTCATTTAATATTGATTGAATATTTTTATTTACGTAAGTAATATCTTTTCCTATTAAACTTTTGAGGCTATTGCCTTCATTAGGATAAATCAAATACCTTCCCTTTTGAATTTTTAATGCTAACCAACACCTAACTTTTACAGCTTCAATTCCGTCAACTATATAAAACTTTCCTTTTTCATCTGTTAAAATTTCACCACTATCAAAATCAATCGCATATTCCTTTAATAAAGGTATAGATTCTGTTTTAGTTTTTACATTGTTGCTTTTATTACTTGCTTGATTATAGTCTCTTGGGAAAATGCTCATTGCACTCCTCCTATCTTACATAAAACCAAATATTTCTTTTTATTTAGTTTTATCAATGCAACTTGATCATCTTGATTTAATTCCGATTTAAAAGAAATAGAGCCATTAGAAATAGTAGTTGTACTACCTCCAATAGTTCCTGTTAAAACATGAAATTCTCTTGTATGATCTAATAAATTAGGATTTATGTATAAATTATCTTTGAACAAAGATAATTCTCCATTTATAATCTCTAATGGATTTACTGAAACAATTCTTCCTATCTCTATCTCTTTTACATCAATAGCATTTTGAGATGCTTCTTCAACATGTTTTATCCATTTTTCTTCCCACTTAGCCACTCAACCATCTCCTTAATGTGTACTATCATATACTCCGTCAAAAAACATTCTAACTCTCGCAGCACATCTTTTTGTTAGCCCATCGGATACCGAACCATTTGCGTGATTCCAACTTAAAATATGGTTTGCAATAGTATTTTTATCTTCGCCATTAATGATGGATTTCCATGTATTGCCTTCTATCAAATCCCCTGTTCCATTGTTATATCCTATATCTAACAAACAATCAAATTGATTTTGTGGCAATGATACATTATCTTTATCCAGTGCATTTTTAATTGCTTTAGCACATTTATTCACTTCTTCAGTCAACCATTTAGTCGCTTCTTCTTCCGTACAAGTTCCTTGTGCAACAGCACCTGGATTAGCTTTCTGAGTAGTCCCATATCCTATAGTTAAGTTTCCATACCCATCATCTTCAGCTGGAGATACAAATTGTTCCCATCCCTTAATAAATTCAATAAGATTACTTGATGCAAGATCACTATCCACACCATCTGAACTTGATTCAGTCTTCCACGCACTATCTGGAACAACTCTTATTACTTTAGCAATTTTATTTCTATTCAAATCAGATATTTTTACAACATCCCCTGTTTGTGGAGAGTGTATAACCTTGCCATTGCCTATATAGGCTTGAACGTGGCCTTTATGCGGAAATACGATATCACATGTTCTAAGATTATCAGGAAAATCACTAGTCACATCCTTTCCTTCGGTCATCATGATTTCTGTTTGTGGATATAAATTACCATCACCTGACTTTATTTCAAGCTCACTTGCAAATTGATTATAAACATAAGCTATATATCCAGAACAATCCATACCACCATCAGCTGGAGAATGCCCTCCCCATTTATAAGCTAAACCTAAATGTCTCTTTAACTCAGCAATAATTCTATTTACTAAATCACTTGATGCACCAATCTTATTTGAGTTACTATCTTGTTTTTCTTCAATATCTGTCCAGTCAGTTAAATTTTGATTTTTACTTGGTGATAGAGTTAATTTACTTATAAATTTAAACTCTTTATCAAATTTACTATTCTTCGTCCAGCTCCATTCACTTGAAACTATATACATGAACTTATCATAATAATTTGTCCCTGGAATCTTTACCATTACTCCATGTGCTACTTGGTATTCTATATCACCTATGCAAATGACTTCAAGATCTTCTGATGGCTTCCCCTGTGCATTTAGTTTTTGATTACCTTCTGCTTGTGCTTTTACTGCTTTTGTATCATCATCATCTACCTCAATATTTTCCTGAATGGTGCCAAATCTCCCCATGTCATCATCTGATAAAGAAATTGTTCCATCCTTCCCAACCTCACGGTACACTTCACCATTGCTCTTATGAAATTCAATGGTTGTAATCATGTTTTGCATTGATTCGCTTATTTCATAATCAATCAAATTACCATCTGCTGAATTCTTAGATGTCGGAGCTTGTATTGTTAATCCACTATAATACTTATCTGCCTCAGTAATAGTAAGTGTTGATCCATCACCCTCTGTATGCATGTAATAATAAACACCAGATTTGGCCTTAGTAACTTCACTATATATTGCATATAAAACCTTTGAAGCTGGTTTATTTTTAACCAAATGACTATCTATAATAATATTTCCATTATCACCAAGCTCACTATCGATTTGATAACTTGCTCCAAGAGACTTATAAATATCTATTAATGCATCCCTAACTGATATTTTACTAAAATTTCTGGTTATATTAGATTTGCAAACCCACCATGTATAGTCATAGCAGTTTACTGATAATGTTTGAGCTTTACCTTTTAGATTTGTATCAATAACTTTTCCATTAAATATTTGAGTTTCTTTATAAAATAAAGTTACTAAATCTCCCATCTCAATATTTAAAGCCAATAATGAGGCTGATAATGTTGCATATGGTACTTCAAAACTCAACTCTGCAGCAATTTGGCTAAAACTATTAGATAATTTTATTGACGTACAATAATCTTGTATATAATGATAATTCGCTGTATCATTCCACTTCCGTACTTGTAATTTTAGATCATTCATAATACAAACCTCACAATTTCAAACTTTGTCCAGCAGTTATATCTAATGGATTCTTAAGATTATTTTTATCCATTAAATAACTCCACTTTGTACTATCTCCATATATCTTTGCAGCAATAGTTATTAATGTATCTCCCTCCGCTACATAATAAGTATCACTTCCATAGCTAGTTGCAATTGCGGCACTATTAACAGAACCTTGATACTCTACATTTAATTCTTTATGCTCTCTAAAATACAATGTATAATAAACATTCTTACTTCCATCCCTTTCTTCATGATCAAAGCCTACTATTTTGCAGTAATATGCATTTAAAGTTTTGCTAGCAGTATAATATTGAAATTCAAGTACCTGCTCCTGTTTCATCCACCTAGACAAAACTTCAACATAATATTCTGGAGTATACTTTATATAAGAAACATCAAAGCTATAATTATTGTTTTCATATGGGAAAAAGCTCTCACATGTCCAGGTATCTAACTTAACATTTGATCCTGAATCTATTTCTCCAAATCCAAATAACTCTTGAACGTTAGTGGACATACTTTCTTTAAATTTAGGAAAAGGCGTGATAGGTAATACAATTTCTAGATTTTCAGCAAAACTTTTAATCCATACCTTTCTTAAATCACTCACATTCTCACACCTTTCTAATCATCTAAGTTATTTCTTATTTGTGAATGTTTATCTATTCTCTTTACTGCTTCCTCCATGAATTCATCAATATCGGCAGTTTTTTCAACTTTATTAATATTAAAATTAACCTCAGTTTTATTATTAGATTGATTACTAGCATTTGTTTTTGTTATAGCTCCGCTTTTCATCAAATCACCTGCAGTAGCAAACTTGACATTCGAATTATCAGTTATTAATGTTTTACCATCCTTACCTCCATACCACTTCAAGGTGCTTGGATCTACATTTTCATCTTGCTTATTAAATATATCGTCTGGGCTTTTAATTCCTAGTATTAACTCCCAACCTTCTTTGGCCTCATTAAAGAATTCCGCTAAAGCATTTGAATTCTCATCCCAGCCTTTTTGTAATTCTTCTCCGAAAACAGGAATTTTACCTATTAACCAGCTAAGACCTCTGTTTAACATTCCATCTGGAGAAAGTAATGATTTTAGCACTAAAAATCCACCACCTATGGCAAGTACATATGGAGCTATGGGCGCCAATGCCGGAACTAAACCAGCCAATATTCCGCCTTCTGAAAATGAACCTATTACTCCAGTAAATGTTGTTATTATTGAACTTACCTTTCCTAATCCCCACATACCAATACTAAGTTTTATCAAACTCGAGGCGATTTCCGGATGCTCCATTAAGTAACCAAATCCAGTTGAAATTGCTCCACCTATATCTCCAAGAGCATTTGAAATTTTATTAAAGTTTTCACTTCCAGCAAATGAATCCATTTTGCTAATAAAGTTTTGCATTCCATTTATAAATCTCTCGAATAATGATCCACTCTTAACACCTCCATCCTCAGCGATACCAACTAATTCAGCTAAGGACTTCTTTAAATTTCCAGTCATAGTAGATAACTTTCCGCTGGCAGTTTGACTTAACTTATCTGTCATTCCAGTGTAATTTTTATCTTTCATATACTGTTCAAATACTTTTGATAATGCATCCTTGTCTGTAATTTGTCCTTGCTTATTATCAAAAGCTTTCATACCATTATCTTTTGCAAACTTATCTAACGTTTCACGTTTAATTCCAAATTGGGTCATACGTTCCCATTGGCCATTTATCATATCTGCATAAGCCTCTGTGGCTGTATCCATGTTTTGCCCCATAGATTTAAATGTTGCTCCTAGATCTGACATCATAGTCATCATTTTTTTACTATCATCTAATCCATAAGCTTTCATTTTAACTAGAGATCCAACTGTTTCAGATTCTTCCCAAGGTGTTTCATTCGCAAAATCTGTTGCCATTTTAAACTTTTCTCCACCTTTAGTTGCACTTCCATACAATGTATCAAGAGTCATCCTGCTATCCTGAAATTCCATAGCAGTTTTAAAGCCTTCACCTAATCCTTCTTTAGCAGCTTTTAAAGAAATAAGGCCTCCTGTTATTTTAGCCACCATTCCTAACGTGGAATTACTAAAAGATTGCATTTTATTTCCTATCCCTGTGAATGCATCAACACCAACTTGTTTTATGCGTCCAAAAGCATCAACCCACGAATTACCGCTCTTCGGAGCTTCTCTAGAAATCTCACCTGTAGCCTTTCTGAGTGCCTGTCCCATGGTATAACCTTCTTTAGTATAAGTCTGTGAAAGTTGAGCAATTTGGCTTTTCATATTTTGAGTAGCTAATCTATTTGCTCTTTCACTTTGACCTATTGAACTAGTAAACATTTTAAAGCCATTCGATGCTTTAGAAACAGAATTATCAAACTGATTAAATGTATTTGAAAAAGCATCTTTAATTAACAGGCTCCCTCCAAAGAAATCCTCCATAATTACTCACCTCACTTTTTCTTTATAAATGGATTCAATGATATTTTCTCATCTAAATCTTCTTCATGATTTAATTCCATACTTGCTATATAAAACAGTCTTTCATAATAAGAAAGCCCAAGTAATTCTTTGATTTCATGCCCTCTATCTATGTAGTAAGAAATCATTCTGAATTCTCGGTCTTTTTTTATTACTTTTTTATCTCTTCAATTACTTCACTTGCATCTCTACCCACACCACTTAATGCTGATATTTCATCTGAAACTGCTTTAACTTCACTTGGATCTAAAAAATGGTTAACAATCCCATGAGGATTAGTTTTACATCCATAGCCCTCGTGTAATTTTTTATCTTTTAGATTTGGCTCAATTATACCTTTATAGCATGCAATTATACTCGATTTATACATATCACCTTTTGCTTCTCTAATGGCGCTTTGTATTGTATCCATATCTAATGATTTAATTATTATTTTGCCATCTCCGATTCCGTTTTCCTTTAAAGACTTAATTGTTAATTCCTTTGTCTTTTCGCTTATCTTCTCATCTAAAATACCTTTATTCTTAAGTAGGTCCTCTATTTTAATTGCCATATTAATATCATCCTTTCTATTCGTATGTTACTTTACATGGATCATAAGAAAAGTCATAGGTACTCTCTAACATTTTAGTTATATCAGCATCTATGACTTTGAATTTTGTTAGTGTGCAATCTTCTATCATAACTCTTTCAACACCATCTTGGCTTGGATCATTTAATTCTGAAATTAAATCAAAATTAAACGGTAACCCCGCCTTAATTTTATCATTGATTCTACTTGGCAAATCACTAAAGACTTTATGGAATGTTATTGTCCCTGTTCCTTCTGCTCCAGTTACAACTGTACCATTTCCCAACTGACCAGCTATAGGAATCTTTTCGGTTGTTAGTGATGATTCTGCTGAAGCTGCTTTTACTTCTGCATACATATCACCATCTAGCCATAATGAGAAAAACTTGCCATTAATGACGTCCTTAGCTTCAAACTTTTCCATCTAATCACTTCCTCTACTAATAATTTAAGATAAGATCTAAATCTTCCATAGCATCAACAACATAAACTCTTCCTTTAACAAATACTTTTTCATCTGTATCACATGCTAGTATTTCTTCATCTTTCATATTTGAGCAATCATAACCCTTTTGATCTTCTAAATAATCCTTCTGTGCTTCCACATCTAGCCAAGTTTCAGACGTTTCACCATCATTTAGGGCCCCTTGCTTAACCATGGTCCTCATATATGAATTAAAAGCTGATATGAGTAGTCTTTTTTTGCTTAAAGAATTATTAACTTTACCTTGGTAACTCTTCTTAAAAGTTACTTTAAGATCATCTCTAATCATATCGAAAATATCAACTACTCTAATTTTTTTTAGTGAGTCCTTTTCATCAGCTCCAATAGTTACTTTAGAATTAACACCCTTAGACAAAACTACTGATTCTAAATCATTATCATAGAATAAGAATAGCTTTCCTTCATCAACTAAAGTATCTAAATCATCACCAACAACATCAACTGATTTAACTCCATCTAATACCATATTAGTAAGTGAACTATCTAAACCACAATTAGCAGCTAAACAAGCAATGTCAACTGTAAATTCTAGCCCTGTATAAGTTGTTGTTCCATCTGACATATTAATTTTATTATTTATAAAATTAATAAGCCCCTCATAATCACCAGCGTAATCGTGAAGGACTGCTTTTACTAATATATTATTATTCTTTCTTTGATCCTTAATAAACTGAGCAATTTTCAATTTATCATTATTATCCGATACTGTAGGACACGCCATGTAATTAAATTTAACATCATTTAATATTGTAAGTGCCTTTTCTATAGACTCTGGAGTTTGTGCTGCTGAATTAAAGCATGCTACTTTTAGATTCTTAACACCTCTATCACTAAAACACCTAGTAATTATAGCTTTATTATTTACTGAGTATTCTTCCTTTACATTTCGTAATCTTGTGTAAGTATGCAATCCAGTCACATTAGGATCATCTAATATTAAACACACAATCCCTCTTTTACTTCTACTGGATCCACTTTCAGCAAGTGCTTTAAGCATAATCATAATTTTTTGCATCGCCATTTATTTATCACCGTCCTTGTATATTAATTCTTCCATTAATTTAGTGTACTTTTCTTGATCCGGAATAGTAGTTTTGTCATCTAAGTAATTTAACGTCAATATTAATGTGACAAAATCATCAGCTTTATTAAATTTCTTCTTACCAAATACCAACTTTCTACTTCCTATGTCCAAATATATATCAAACAATTCATTTAATTGGTCCTGCATATCAAGCAATTGCTCCTCGGTAACTACTTTGTCAGTAAAAGTTATAGAGATATTAACAAGTTTCTCATTATATCTTAAATAAGGATCAGTTGTTAAAGGTGTTACCGATACAAAAAATGTAGGGATCTTTACTTCCTGTTCATTCTTTTTAATTGAAATTTTATACCCAAAAGTTTTTTTAAGTAAAACAGTTGTATTATATAAAAGCTCAACATATTTAATCATTTAAACACCTCATCTCTAATCCTATCTTTAATACTTTTTTGAAGCTCTCTTTGATAAATTTCTATACTATCACCAATCATATGTCTCCCAGGTACAAAGCTTTTTACTAATTTTTTGCCAATAGCAGGAACATATCTTCCTACTTCTTGAAAATGCCCTTCTTCAACTGCTTGAGCATAAGGAAGAGCACTCCCTATTCTAATTTTGTAAGTCTTAAATTTAACTATTTCTACCTTGCCATGAGTCATTGACCTTCTTAGATCACCACTTTTCACGGGTGTTCTACTTTGAATCTCACCGATACACATGGTTGACTTTTCTTCCATCTCTTCAATAATTATTCCGCTTACCCTACTAAACTTTGTCATCATTTTTTTCTTAAAGTCATTAAAACTCAACATTACTGCTCACCATTTTCTACAATTATCACATCTTTTTTCTCTAGCAGCATAACGTCTAAGTAATCATCATCCCAAGGAATTCCAGTAATTTCATAAAATTTTTCCTTATACTTTATAATACAATCTTCAGCAATCTCTGGAATAATGTCACAAAACATTCTTCTTGTACACTCAATATCATATCCATAATCTTTCTTAGCTTTTTCAGTACTATAAGGCTGTATATCTACCATAATTGGATCCTGCGTTATTAATAATTTATAACCTGTCCTGCTTATTCCATATTCATCATCATGATCTCCATAAATATAAATTTGAATTTCTTTATCATAAAACATATATTCACCTGCCTAATAGTACATTTTTACATACGGAGTAGGTAAAATAGATTTAATATCATCATTTATACAAAAGGCTTTATCTTCTCCATAAGTAACACTTCTAGCCCCTTGCGTAATTGATTTTACATTTCCATTATTTCCATTCCTTTTACACTCATATGCATTTGTTACTATTAAAGTTATTGCAGTACTATAGTTATCCTTTATATATTGATCATCTAACAAATCATTGTTTAAATAATTTTTAATAAGAGTTACAGCCATGCTAATGTATATATTCAACTTAGAATCTTCTTTATCTGTAGTCAATCCAATTAATGTTTTGATATCTTCTAACATTACTTTTTGCCCTTATCATCTGTTTTTTCCTCTAATATTTTATATCCATTAGCAATTAGCTTATCCTTTTCATTTTCGGCTTCAACAACTTTAACCACATTCAATTTTTTTAATTTATACAAAACAATCATCCTTCCTTAAAGAAAAAGCCAGGAATAAAATTTCCTAGCTTAATGCTTCCTTAATATTTATTCTGCAAAGTTTTAGAGCTTCATCCATTATCCATAAATCATGATACTTTCTATAATCCAATTTCCATGCATCCGCATCTTGATTTGTATCAGGATCAAAAATTCTAACCTTATCGGTCTTATTTACTGCAATTGGTGCTGTTAATGGAGTTATCATCCAGTTAATATTTTTAGCAGTAGTAGCAACTTTAAATCCACCTGCAGTTTGACCAGACGTTTTACCATCATAAAACTCATATGCTGTTTTTAATCTCGCACTTGGAACTTTTATTATTGGAATATTATCAATAGATTGAACTTTAGTTTGAATATCTCCCTTTTGGAAATCGCAAGAACAAATGTATTTGTTAAACTTATCGCTTTGATCTAAAATTGATGAAATTAAAGCAGACATAGATATAACTAAAGGAACATCTCCACCAACAATATCTTGAATAGCAGCAATATCAGCTTTTAGCAACTCAAGTACATTTGATGCAGTTATTGTATTTCCGCCAGTTGCTAATACACTTGTAGAACCTTCAGCAACTGTCGCTTCAATAGCTAAACTTGCAATCTTAGAATATCTGAAAGAATCAATTTCCGGAACAACCTTAGTTGCTTGAAATTGTCCCATTACATTAGTAGCATTAGCAACAAAGTTAGATTCGTTAACATCCATACTATCTAACATAAATGTTCTGCCTCTATCCATTGTCATAGTCTTAGTTTCATATTCTAAAACTATTGCGCCATCTGCAAAACCTTTTGATCTGTCGTAATCTCCTAATCCATCCATAGATATCTTAGGAATTTTTACTTCTTTACCACCATTGTAAATTACCTGACCCGCATTAGCATCCATCCATCCTGATGTTAATTTAGCTACTGCTTGTTTATCTAATGCTTGTTGAAATAAAGTTGCATATGCAATTGTGTTAACTGCCATAAAATATCACTCTCCAATTTTTATAATTTATTATTTTTACATCATCATTTTTGCTAAATCATCTGCGGTTAATTCACCAGCACCATTTTCACCTGGTGGAGTATAATTACCATCAGCTATTGCCTTTTTTACGCCACTACTAACCATTTCATCAATTATACTTTTAAAGTTTCCAATGCTAGCTTCAACATTTTCCACGTTGCTAGTATTAAAGAACTCGATAGTCTTTGTAGGGTCAAAGCCAGACTGCGTTAACAAATCTTTAATTTTAGATTGATTTGCTAAATTCTGTGCTTCAACTTCCTTTTCAGTAAATTTTCTTTCCAGCTCTTCAATTTTAAGTTGCTCTGGAGTCTTTTTCTTGCCAGTAGCCTTAAGAACCTCATCGTTAATAAGTGTTGGTAAATTGTTAGTCTTCCAAGTTTCTAGTGCTTTATTAGCATGTGTATCTTTTTCTGAATCAATAAAAGATTTAAAAGCTTTATCGCTTTCTAACTTGGCCTTAAAGGCGTCTAAAGTCGGCTCAACTTTAAAAGTTGATTCGATATCAGTCCCCTTTAATAGATCATTAATATCATCTTCATCTTTTGATGCTTCAACTTTCTTTAATAACTCTGCTTTTTTCATGTTATATTCCTCCTATCCCCTAGACCATACAAGATGTGCCCTAGAACATAAATATTTTTGAATTTGGTATACTTTATCACTTGAAATTTTCAGCCTTTTCTCGCCATGCTAAGGGCAAAATAAAAAGCCTTATTTCTAAGACTTAATTACTTTTCATTTTTACCAAGAACATTTCTTTCTATCCTGTCTTCAACTCTTCTATTCATCCACATTAAAGCCTCTTCAATATGAGTTAATGCACATGCATTTTCTCTACTTGCAAATGGTCCAGCTTGAAATGACTTTAATCTGTCTCTTACTATTTCTAATAGGTCAGTGTCAATTACACCATGAGTCGAATCTTTTTCTTTTCTTGGTCCTTTTTGAAATTGTATCTTTGAAATAATATGAGTCTCTTTAGATTTTCCAACGGGAAACAATTCATATTGAATTCTATATTCATGATGCGCACCTCCTGGGCCTTCTCCATCTGCTGCAAAAACTTGATTTAATTTTTCTCTCTTTTGAATTGTACTTAATTCTTTCATAACACTAATTCCTCCTAATTATTTTTAATACCTTTATATGCTGTTTGAAGTAAGAATCCCAATTGATTCCATACTTGATTTTTAATTCTTTCCTTACATATTTCAGCGCCAATTTCTTCATTGTAGTTCACTGGATCTACGCAAGCAGAACTTTCAACAATCGTAAATCCATTAACTAATGTTGCAATAACAATGGTAATTTTATCTTTCTTTGTGAACACCTCATAGTCAACAATAAAATCATTAACCATTTGTGGACCTACTGAAACTCCACTAGGCAAATTAGGATTATCATCAACCTTTAAATAATATTTATCAAATTGACATCCTGGCCTCCATGAAGTATATCCGGTTTCATCTTCAACTAAATAACCGTCAATTGTTTGGTCTTCTCCTTTAGGAGCTTCCCATCCTTTAAATTGATTATATTCTCCTCTTGTCATTGGTTGAGCTTTTACTAATGTAGTTCCGATATAGTAATTCATTTATACATTCCTCCTAAAATAAAAATAAGCCTTAACGCTGGCTTTGCGAGATATTTGATCACCACCTTAATTTTAGACATAAAAATAGCACCTACCTGTTCAACTTAAGTAAGTGCTTCTAAATTAATTTGTATTTTGGTATGACAGAATCAACATCATCAACATTTATTACTTGTTTTAATGTATCATCTATTTTTACCCGGCTAATATGTTCAATAGATTTGCATTCATTGCACCAAACATCCAAATAACCCATGTTATTAACTTCATCTACTAATACATATGCATAAGCTGTATTTCTACTATTACATTTTGGGCATTTCCCTGATTTTCCTGTATCATGTATTGATTTTATACATTCCATCCATTTCACATACATCATCCCTTCTTCTTATATTCATTATACCATTCTTCTTCAATTTTATAAGCCTCTTCCTCAAATTTATTTCTATTTTCCATTACATATTGACCACCATATTTTTTGTACTGTTCAACATGTACTTTTTCATGCACTATAGTTCTTAACAATTCATCTCTATTTTTAAAAGCACCAGGGAATAAATCTATTCTACCAACATCTTTGGGATCTGCTGAAGCAAAAAAAGGTAAGTCAATTAAACTCTTATCTCTTTGTATTTTTATCTTTATTCCTTCTAAATCAATTTTAGCTTCTTTGCAGACCGATCTAATATGTTTTAATTGCATTGGCTCTTCAAGTTTTGCAAATTCTCCAATATTGCTAGTTCTTCTTTTCATCTTTAAATGTTCAGCACCTGGACCATTAGCCCATTCTTGATAACTTTGCCAATTAATATTTTGTTTAGTTTCATTATCAAGTCGCATCTTAGGATGCCAATCTTTATCCAGTAATGATATATAAACACATCTACAAAATGGATGCTGCGGTATTTGTACAGGCTTTTTATCAATATCAAATACTTTAGTATCATACTGAGCACACTTTGAGCAGACTTTACCATCAAGAGTAGCCATATACATAACTTTCTTTATTTCATGATCACGTTGCCATAAATCATTAGCACCTTCTTGCACTCTACATATGTTATCTTGGACTAATCTCTTTGTTTCATATGCATTCTCATTATATTTTTTCTTTATTTTATTTTCTATTTCATTTACATTAGTTTCACCATTAAGAAATTTTTTAATTTCACTTCTTAATATCTTACTCATATCATTTTTATTATTATATAACCTATCTGACCAAAGTTTATCATCAACTTTAGTATTAATAATATTTTCTAACGCTTTATCGTCAATTTGAGTGAGTTTAAAATCAGTACCGAGGCTATAAAGATAATTATTTGTACTATATTTACTTTTACCAACATCGCATAATATGTTCTTAGTTAAATTAGTTTCAAAATCTAATTCTGATTTGAATTTATCAATAATTAAGTTGCTTAACTCTGAATACAAATTCTTCTTTTCTTCTGAACCTAAATTCATTATATTATCTAAAATATAATACGATAATAGTATCTTCGCTATTTTATTTAAAAGATCATCTCTATTTTCCTTCTGTCCTTTATATGCTTCACTGATTTTGTTATCATTTTGATCGTATAGCTCTTTGGCAAACTCCAATGTTTTATCATTAAAAAATTCTTGCTCTGGAGTGAGCTCTTTCTTATCCATTATTGTTAATTACCTTATCCAAATCTACTTCATGATTCAGTTCCTTTTGCTTTTCTGCATCAATAAGCTTTTGCTCTCTTTCAGAATTGAATATAAAACTAAACAATGTTCTCATTGTAGCTTTTGATAAAACACCATCTGGAATTTGGGATATAATTTGAGCTATTGTTAAATCATCCTGAGGAATATTTAATGTAAATTTGGTTTCTATATCTCTGTAATCATAATTTAAATTTTCAAGTTTATTAAACAATTTAAACATAAAATATAGTCTGCCTTTAATTATATTCTTCATTGACCCTTCAGAGTTCTTTATTCTTTGTTCAAGGCCTATAAGTCTATTTCTAAGAGCAGAACCACTGAGATTTGATTGCATTTTTTCATTTGTATCAATATGATTAGACAATTCATACATTGTCTTCTTCAATGTATTAAGAGTATTTTGGACAGCTGTATCATTAATTTCTTTAGTTACAAATGACACTTTTCCATCTGCATCAACAGAAATTGCCCCTTTTTCTTTTAGGTAATCAAGTTGTGTTTTTCCATCTTCGTCTTTATTTTTCACATCTATTTGACAACCAGAAAAAAGCAAATAAGCTAACCTATAGTCAGATATTTCATTTACAATATCACTTAAATTCGTACAAAAAGCATCCTGTAAATCCTTTAATTCATTAAATAAAGTATCCTGCTCTTTATATTTACTCACTACACCAACTCTTACAGGAACCTCTCCAAATCTATTAGGAGTAGGTTCATCAATCTTATTAAAACTTTCATCAACATGATAAATATAATCTGGTGTGTAAATATCTATATATTGCTTTGTATCAAATTTCTTTTTATAAAATCTTAAGAACATTGATATATTCCCGAAATCATCTTCAAGAATATAGCCATCACGAGGACTTATTACTTTTGCATTGAAAAAGAGTTCATTATTTTTTTCAGTTGTATAATATAATTCGTAGACACTGCCAAACGATAACATATCCCTAAGAACGTTCTCTTCATGATTCTCATCCCAATGAGCCGTCTTATGTTCAATGTAATCAATTATATCTTTATTATCACTTTTGCTACCATAAGTGATTTTGTTACTAACTAAATAAGCGACTTCTTCCATAATAAACTTTTTGATGAAGTTAACTTTAATTTTTAAATTGCTTCTTTTGGGATTTCGCTTATACTTTTTATATGCATCTGTTTCTCCCACTATACAATAATCATACATCTTATCGTATAGTATTTTTCTACTTCGAAAATCACTCAGGACATGACTTAATAATTCTGAGTTATCCTGTATATATCCCACATTAACACCTCCTCCTAAAATAATGAATTTCTATCGAATATTTCAACTTTACTAACTACTTTTATTTCTTTCAAAGCATTTTCACCCTCTGAAATCATATCTATAAAATCATCATGAGGAGTATATTTTTGACCTTGGAACTCTAATACTTGTTTAACTGCTGCTGAACTATCCTCACAATCAGAATTTATAACTATCTGTCCATTATTTACCGGATCCATAACAGTACTTATTTTTTCATCCTTGTTTGTTTTCTGCATTTTATTAATAAATTCAAGGCGCCTACTCTTTAATTTAGGTTCTTTATCAATTAATTCTTGTATTTTAAGAACATCAGCACCCATAAATGTATTTTTCTCAATAACAACATGAGTAATATCTTCATGCCTTCTAATAAAATCAATAGCCTTTTCGCAATAGTCATTATATCCAAGTCTTTTCATTAACAAATCACGAACATAAGTAAAGTCATTTGTAGCTTTACTCATTACGCCCATAGCAGTATAGTCATTTTTCTTACTTGTACTTGCTGCTGGATCTATAACTAAAGCTGTTTTAATAAATTTATGGTTTTCTATCTCCTCACTAGTTCTAGTAGCAACAGATTTAAACCACTTTTCGCCTATAGCTGTAGCATCGTTCATAAGCTCAGACATAAATGCGGCTCTATCTTCCCAGTATTTAATCGCTAAATCATTAAAGCAATCCCATTTTTCAGGCCACCAGGTTTCAAATTTCATTTCCTCCTTGTGATCTTCATAGAATTGCTTAGCTTTTTCTTTTCTTTCCTCTTTATTTAGTTTTTCATCGAAGTATATATCATGACATTGTAACCACAAACCATTTTCGAAAATATCTTCAACAGTCTGGTCAGTTTCAAGAATTATTGCACGCCTTAAAATAGTATAATAATCACCATTTCTGCTTAGCTTAGACATTAAACAATCAATATGTAATACTGTTCCAATAGCAATGATCTTAGTTGCAGCTTTTATTTTTTTACCATTCCTATAAACTGCTTTATCTCCAACCTCTTCAACTTCTTTTGTCCATTTACTGTATTGTTTCTCCCTAGCTGCATCTGTTAAAATATTCTTTTCATCTTGGAAGTCATCACCTATAAATACAGTAGGTCTAATTCCTCCCCAATTAGAACCTCTAACAGATGTTCCAGAACCAACGGTCCTAATATAAGTTCCATTAGTAAACTCAACTTCATTGGCATTAACTGTATATCTTTCTCCATTTGCTTTTACAGCCTTTATGTCAATTAATTTACCAAAGCATTTAATTATCTTTTGATTTTCATTGAATACTTTCTTAATGGAATCCAAGAATTGAGTTGCATCTGTATCGGTTTTAGCTCCAAGTAGAGTAAAGAGAGATTTTTTGTAGCAATGTAAATATACACTGACAGCCATATCAAATATTGTTGTCTTTGCAAATCCTCTAGGCTCAATTATTGCTGCTTTATCTCTTTTGTCCTTTACAAATATATCATTGGCAACATCCCACAATTCATAATGACCTTTAGAAAGCTGTCTAGCCACATTCGGCTTATGATCTTCTGGGTACGAATTGTCTTCATTAAATCCTTTAGGCACAAATATATCACTCATGAAATATAAACAGAAAAATTCGATATCTTTTTCACCCAATGCCTTTGCAAGCCTGTCTAAATCCCTGCTATTGGCTTTTAATAGCTTATCAGCTGTCTCTTTATCATAATGCTTAGCGAGGTATTTATTTAACAGATATACCTCATATTTAAGTTCTGTATGAAATTTTAAGTTGTCAAAGTATATCATGTTATTCCTCCTTTTGGGCATAATAAAAGAACCCTATTTCTAGAGTTCCTCAAACCTTTCTATTCAGCTGTTTTCTTCATAGGTATTGGCATCTGTTCTTTTTCAATTCTTTCAGAAAATACTACTTTTACAGGTGGTGCAGCAGGTTTTACTTTTACTTCTTTTTCTTTTTCTTTATCAGCCATTATAAAATACTCCTTTCCTATAAATTTATATACGAAGAAATTGTATATGCAATTATTATCAAAGAAATTTGAATACAAATAAAAAGATTTACTCTAAAAAGATAGCCTTGTCTTTTATTATTTAAAATAAAGTTTCTATTCCTACATTCCTTTAATCTGTCAACATAATATTCATCTAGTTCATTTTTAACTTTTTCTTTATCTCCATCATAATATTTATTTAACTCTGTTCCCCAGTTATCTATTATGTCCCATTTATCAATATAGCAATAACCATAACCAAAATATGATCTAAATGCATGATATAATGACATTAAAAATAGTATTATTATGACAATTATTAGAATTATAATCGAAATATATTCATACGCACCACTTACAAATAAACTAAACATCTTAAATAACTTAGGTAGCATATTTATAATAGCTCCACCTATCAATGTTAACAATGTAAGTGGAATTGTAAGTCTAGCATGTATTTTATCGATTCTATCTAACTCAAAATAGTATGCTTTTTCATATATGTCTTTGTCATACATATAATCCCTCCTTCCATATAATACAATTATACAAAAGTTGGTATATTCCTCCTTAGTATTACAACTTATTACCATTTAATCGAATTTAAAAATTATAGAGAAATTTTATAGAGCTTATCGACCATATTTTTTGATTTTTCATTTTAGAAGGTGCCCCCATCCATAGATTTATGCTATAATATCAATATAATCACGCTATAAATATCGGGAAATAATAATTAATTTTTATTCAATAAAACATGTATACTTTCTATTTTATGCACTGATTATTCACTGATTTTATACATTTCTTTATTCATAAAATGCGAAGTCTACTCTATACCAGTAGGCAAGCCATTCTTTAAAATTTTAGTTTATGCAATTATTTCGCTAAATGATGACTTTGCGAAATAACTTTGAATGTTTCAGCCTTTCGTAATTATTTAGCTTGGGAAATATCTATCACATTGTTATCACTTTTAATCTCATTAACTAATTGATCTATATCAAGCTCGATGTTATTGTCTTTATCATTGCTTATGTCCTGTATCTTGTTAGTAGGAGTACCACAAAGTCTATTGATTGCGTATATGATAGCATCTAGTGAGGTCTTGTCACTGCTGCTCTTAAGGGCAATCTTAATAAGTTTATCTGTTAGTGGAACAACTTGCGTTAATAACCTACCATCAACCTCAGATTTTAACCCCTGTCTGCATTTGTCAAGCTCGGCCTTAAACAATTCATCTTTATTCTTCCATGTCGATACCGTTTGTCTACTTACTCCAATAGCTGTTGCAACATCATTAACACTCTCACCTTCAACCAATAATTCAATTGCTCTTAGCTGCTTATCATTTAATTCTTTAGTAGCCATATTATCATAATCACCCCTTTTTACATCTTTACATCAAATCATATATAAACCTTACATAATATTACCCGTTATATATATCTATCGTATTCGCTGTTAGGTTCTGTTCAGATTCTCGAGTACTAATTTCACCTTCAAACAAAACCTCTCTATGCGCCTAATAAGTACATTGAAACAGATATTATTATTCACTCATTAAAGGGGTACGGTCACTAGGAGATATATATTAATATATATCTACTACTCATCGTACCCCCTGATTAAATTCATCGTGTCAATATAAAGTTTATTATCTTTGTTAACTTTATACTTCTTAACCTTGTAATAATACTTATTTTCTATAGTTCTTATTATTACGTCCAATTCTCCTTTGGCTAATTGCAATTCAGCAAGAGTTATTTCACTCCGTGTATATTTATCTTGGAGTTTCTTAAATGCATTAACATACGCTTTATTCTTCCAAAATGATTTATATTCTTCAATCGTTACTTGAGCCAGTTCCCCCAGCGCTTTATCCAATTTAAAGTAATAATAACCATCCTTTGAAATTATCTTTTTATCCTGGAGCGTATTATCCCACTTAATAACAGTGTTTTTATTTATCTTCACCTTGCTGGCTATATCGTCTATCGTGTCGGGTTCTTCGGCTGTTCTTATATTGAAATAATTAATAAAGCAATCAGTTTTGCTAATATTATAGAGTTTATTAATTATCTGCTTATCTTTGCTTATTCCCAGCTCGTATATTGTCTTTTTATTCTCAATGGATTTATCTAGTAATATATAACCTCTTTCCAATAGCCTTTTATCTAATGTTTTGCGCCTTTCTACTTGCTTGAGGGCATTTAAGTTAATATTTAATATGGATTTTAATCCACTCCTATCAACCTTCATTTTCTTCTTTCATTATTTTTAAAGCATTCCATTAGGTCTCTATTATTGAATGGATAATAGAATAAATCCATCTTTTCGCAATCTTCTTTACATTCTTTGCACATGTCCGGAGACTTAGCACATATAACTTTTCCATCTCTAAATCTCAAATTTAATTTGATTTTTTTTCTTTTATTTATGGCTTTGCTCATGGTATAAATCTCCTTTCATGAATTTGATAAGTTATTACTTTATGGCCTGATAGAGTGCAACAACTAAAATCTCTCTCACATTATTGAATTTAATCAATATATAATAAACCAGTAGGAAATTATAATACAAACTGTGCCAAAGGAAGTTATTACACCTCACTTAATTTAATATTTTGGTTTCTACTGGTCTATAATCACATAAAAATACCCCATATCGTCTACATATCTCTCAAGTATAAACTTAAGGCTTCAACTTTACAGGGTATTTATTATTAGGATGAAATTTTATTATGTTTAATCTTTCAACAATATCATCTTACTACGTTTAAAGCGCGTAGAACAGTTACATTACAGTTCTATAACTGTTTTAAAACTGCTTTAATACTGTTTATAAACTGTCATTTATGGATAAATCAAATCACTAAGCTTGTCTATTATTTTATTTCTTAACTTAGTACAATAATCCTTATCAAAACCTAGGTTTAAACCAATCTCAACCCATGTTTTTTTATCTTTACTGAAGTATCTTAATTCAACTAATTTAAATTCATCACTGGTTAATTGTTCTAATGCTCCATCAATCTTAGTTTTTAAATTTAGGTTATACTTCCTTTTAGACTTAAGAGCTTGAATTTTATCTGCTATCTTTTCTTCTCTCTTAATAACTTCATTTTCTACAGTGCTGGAGAATGCGTTAGTAGGACTTGATCTTTCTTCATAGCTTATTGCATTAACTGTTATGTCATTTTCTAAATTATCTATATCTATATCGATGTTTTTAATCTTTGTATCTAAGCTCTTATAATTGTATAGAGTATACTCTGTCTTCTTAAAATTATTATCTTCCATACTACTCACGACTCCTTAGGATTAATTTATAGCTGCTAACTAGATTAATAGCTTTGTCTGTTTTAATTCCCATGTTATCCCCCCTTTTAATTTCCATTTCAAATATCTATTGCATGCATTTCGCTCACGTCCATTTCTTTATCAATATCTCCTCCTATAAGAAAATTTCTAACTGAATAGTACAGAATCCTAAAAATGTGATATCCAGTATCTAAATTTGAAGTAAAGACAGTGTTCTGAATATATTTATCCTGAAGACTTGTGAGTTTTCCTACAAAGGCTTTAGAGCCATATTGACTTCTATAATTTCCGGTTATTATATTATTTAATCCGTTAGGATCCTCAACGATTAGGAACATTTTAATTCCTTTCATTTTTGCCCTTATAAGCTCACGTTCCAACCTTATATCATCCCTGGTGTCTTTCTTTTCTGCTAGATTTCCTGCTAACTCATCAACACTATTTTTTCTTTCAACCCCAACTTTAAAATATAAATCCCTTGTAATCCCCATTTCTGGCCTTGCTGTTATTATTGCAGTGTAATCACCTTCATTTACAACCTGACGTTTATAAGGAATTTTTTTTGTATCAAACCAAGATAAAATATGATCATTAACCTGCTCTCTAGTATCATAAATAATCTTGAAATTTTCCTTAAGCAATTTATCAATATCTGATTCCGAAAATCTTAATCTTATTCCTTCCAAATTTTTCACCTTCTTAATCTATTTTATTTACATTTTTATAGTAAAAGGCTGTGTGCTTACCTTCCCACTCTACATTTATTGTTTCACCATTGTTGTAAACTCTTACTACCTTACCAGTTCCTTTGATTCCTTTGTATTCAATTTCAACAATCTCATCAATTTCAAATTCTGTGATGTTTCCATCCATTTTTGTAACTTTATTATCCAAATCCGTAATTTCTTTAGCCATTTCTGTAACAAAAAGCTCATTTTCATGATATTTAGGCTTTTGTTCATATTCGATGACCCAGCCTTTATAATTTATAACAACCGTTTTTTCTCCAGGTATTATGACGTTAGAATCACCTTTACGTTTAATGTATTGTGTTACCTTCATATCATTTAATTTTTTAAGCTGCAGATTATTAAGTTCTTTATCTTTATTGACGAATAATATTTCATCAGCTGGCATTAAACCAACATTTGCGCCTAAATCAAATTCATGCACGCCTTGTCCATTAAAATATTTTGTCTTATCTTCTAATTCAACAAGTAATGCTCCTGAAACAGTTTTTATGATTCTATTACAGCTCTCTTTGTAGAGATTTATTATTTTTTGGAAGTGATCTTCCTTCATCTCTTGTTTCTCCACTATAACTTTTTCTTTAGGCTTGATAATAGGTTCCTGAATTGGCATATTGAATAAATCAATTTGCCCTTCTAACACAATTATTTTCTTCAAATTATCTCACCTTCTTTTTCACTTGATTTTCATATGATAATAAAAACTTATAACAATAGTGTTATTTACCCTATATTCGTATTACGCACTACATAGCACATTCAAAAATGCTATTAGTGTTATAAATTTTTAAGCTCTCTCTGATCCGCTCCTGGTTCTTATGTCTTTTATTTAAAAATATTTCAAAATTAATACTTTTAAAGAAACTTGGCTGATTACAATATGCTGCATAATCTATATAAAAGTTTCTTTCCTCACTATCCCAACAATTAATATCCCTCATAACATAAGGCAAACACTTATTTTTTCTGCACCATTCAACTCTATGAATTAATAATGGTATACTCATATCTTTGTTGTGATAGATATAAAATTTAACTTTCCAATCTCTATAGATATATTTCTTTATAATTATTAATTGTTTTTCTAATAGTGGCTGATACTTGGGATCATCAAAGGCAAATATATATTCACCCATGTAATTTAATTGAGATAGCAATTTTGCATTATCTTCATTAACTAATCTAAAGTCTAATCCTTGGTTAAATTCACATCTGATATTATGGTCTATAAGGTACTGAAATACTTCCATATGCTTATCATAAGCCAGTATATTGTTATCAAGAAACTTTGCTTTATGATGTTTAATTATGTTCTCTAGAGAGTTATAAACCTTTAATTTCCCCTCATATTTTGGTACCTTGCAGAAAAAGCAATTTCTTATACATCCTCTAGTAAGAAAACCATAGCTTGTATCTTCTTCTGGATAATAAAATGGCTCTGTCTTTTCAATATCTACAGGTAATTTCAATGATGGATTTATAGAGCCAATACCACCATATTCAATACTGTTACAACCTACTATCTCAAACCTATCTTGATTGATTTCAAAGATATTGCTGGAATAAACTTTATCAAATCTAGCTGCATTAACTATTACTTTTTTCCTATCTGGATAACCATCTAACTTTAAATCCTTCATAATTACTTCATGATCCTTTTTAAAATAGTTATACATTCTTCGTATTGCTAAGTTAAATTTAGAATCTACATTAACTAATAATATTTTCATTTCTCCCTCCACGTCTGGAGGTATGGCCATACATTTTATCTAGAATTACTCCGATTTATATTTGTTTTTACATATTTCTTGATTACCTAATATATGTTAAAATCATAATTAAGGTAGGTGAAATTTATGGAAAAAAATCCAGCTATTATTGTAGCTCTAATAACAGCTATTGCTGCTATCATTGCTCCAATAATTACATCTTATAACAACAATAAAACTCAATTACAATTAAAAAATATGGATTTGTTTTATAAAGATAAATCAGATATTTATCAACGTTTTTGCTTAGCTTTTGAAACCTTAGATTCTTGGGTTCATGACTTAAATGAAAATATTGATAATGAGCCCCTAAGCAACGAATATTTAAATATTCATAAGTTAACTTATTTAATATCCAATGACGAAGTACGTACTTTGTTAGATGAATTAAGCTCTCATTTTGACAAACCAGCTATAAACGAGGGGAAATATGAAATTCTTAAAAAAGAAATCATCAAGTCTATGAACTATGACCTTCAAAGTTTTAATAATTAAATATGCAGTTTCTTTATGCACTTAGATTTTAAGTGCTTTTTTCTGCCTTAAATCTTTCATTATTCTTCCGCATTTACTACATACTTTCTACAAAACATGTATCTCTAAATTCAATCGCCAGTTTTTATTTTTGTCTAGGATCAGTAGCTACATTCTATATTAGAATTGCGCACTAAAAAATACCGTATATTCTTTTTTCAATAATACGGTATTCTCTTTAAGTTATATTTAATTTTATCTTCGTAATATTTTAAAATTAGTTCTTTAACTTACTCCACAAACTGGTATTTGCAACTTTATTACATCCCAACTATCTTTCTAACTGTGTTCGCTGTTCTGATTGTCAGCTTGCTACTAATGTTTGCGTTAGCTGTCTTTGACCACCAATTTGTCTTTTGATAATCCTTTCGACTAAAAGACCAGAATACTGCTTTTTTGTAGTTCTTTATCTTTTCAAATTCTTCCTTAGGCTCTCCTATTTCACTAAATACATCAGTAAATGTTGTCGGCAACATTATAAAAATCAGATTATCGTATATTTCCTTGTTTTCATTTCCCCACCAGTCAGGGGCATTATGTAATATATCTTTCAGTTCTTCTTTTAATATGACAAAAACCGGTATTTCCAAATTAAACCTGTCTTTTATCATTGTTTCAAGCTGACCGGAAAAATCCTCTTTGTAATCCTCATCACTTGAAAAGATGACATTGCCGCTGTTCAGATATGTCTTAACTTCTAAAAAACCAAGTTCTTCAAAACCTGCCTTTAATCCAGCCATTGGAATCTTATTTTTGCCACTTATATTGATGCCCCTTAAAAATGCAATATATCTTTTCATATAACAAAGTCACCTCATCAAATTCTAATTTATTGCTTAGTAAAAAACTATAAACTCATATAATAATACAATTATGAGTTTATTATAGCATATTTTTATAACACCGTATTATTCAATTTTCAAAGATCATTTTTAAAATTTACTACGTCAAATCTACATATGGTGTACTATCACCAATTTTGATTTCTTATTTTTTTACCAATTACTAATTGATTGTTTTTATCTAATTCAGCTTGAAAATATCCTTTGCATTTATTACCTAATACTTTATCTATATCAGGATCCAAAGTATCTTGATACATTATTTCTCTATCCTCACTATAGATAAGCATACTGTTATCATTTAGGGATTTTTGTATTTTCACTATCATATTTCAAATCCTTTCTTTGCATGTCTACAACAGTACGTATTACTTTTCAACTCTTTCGAATTCAATTACCCATACCCAAGGATTTTCATGCCACATATATTTGACTTGAGATTTATTTAGAGTGCTATTCCATAAATCTTCAAACGCTGATATATATTCACTTGCAGTAAATGAGTCAGTAATTTCAAAATCTAGCTTTATTCCTTCATTTTTACATTCACCTGCTTCAATCATTTTTAATCTTTCAGGATAAATCTTTTTTATTTTTAGGAATATCCTTGCTGCTTCTTTCGGCATAAATAATGACGGCTGCCACTTTTCTTGATCTGCAAATTTATAGAATTTATTAAATCTCTCTTTTGTAAAAGATATACAATCATTAACCTCACTATCTGCCTTATATTTAAAAGCTAGTGTATTAACTCCTCTTGAATGCGCCAACCATGTTTCTCTAACATAAAGTATGTCTCCAATTTCAAACTTGGGTTTGCACCAATTAATAGCACTGTATATTGTTCCAGCAACTGCATTAGATCTATATCCAAATTTGTAATATTCGCCTTCATGTTCTAGTAGTTCTCTATTCCCAACATTCTTTATAATTCTTCTCGTGGTTGTTTTTCTTCCTTCAAGAATTGCCTTAACCATATCTGTATTAAATAAAATTGGTTTTTCCAATATTCTCACCTCAATTTATTATGTTGAGGGGAAAATCCCCTCTTAATTTGCAGTAACCTTAACATTAACAATTTGTAATCCCTGCTAACGCCCCTAGTCCTGCAATAACTCACTTACTCTCTATTCTTATTTATATCCATGAAATTCATTTGAGGATTTATTAGTGGTTGCACTACATACTTCCCATTTATATCGTCCCATACAACTTCTTTATTCTCGTCATAGCAACCTTTTGAGTTATATTGTTTCTTTAAAGTTGATGTTATCTTGTGTTCAAAATTAGGTTTTTTATATTCATATTTATCATTTATTATATTGCCATAATCATCTGTTGCAGGTATTTCCTTGTAAGCCTCTCTTATTTTTAATTCGAGTTTGAGAGATATTTCCCCGCTTGCAAATTCACCATTATATACACTTTTTATAACTCTTTGTATTTCCTCATTTAAATCAGTTAACATTGCATTAAATACAGGGCTATCAATATCTATACTTAATACTCTCTTACTTAAATCCACTAATTCACTTGTTTTACCCATTATCTTATTACCTCCAATTCAAATTCGACTCTTTCTAATTCTTCAGTAAATACTTTCTTAACAATCAATTCTGTGACCTGGCTATCGTCCTTATAGGCAATTTTATTTAAACTATCCAAAATAACCTTAGCCACATTATCAATATCAGGTTTCTTCTGTGGGCGCTCTATCCCCGCCCTTATCGCTTCTAGCCTTTTCTTTGAATAGCTCTTAGGTATTTTGTAGTAAGCTATAACTGTTGCCTTTATAGAACCTTCTAAATACCTTCTGTCCTGTTGCTGATAACAAATCCTTACCCAATTTTCATAAGTCACTGTATCTTCAGGAGTTGTTGCATGTCCATTAAAAAATCTAGGTCGTCCTTTACCTTTTATAGTTCCTTCAACTACTACCATTTATTTCTCCTTTACCTTAAACAATCTATATTTGCGATCCTTTGGAGCTTATCCAAGTAATAGAATTTAAGTGTTCCAACTGCTCCATCTCTTTGCTTCGCTATTATCCATTCAATAATATTTCTGTCTTCTGTTTCTTTGTTGTAATATTCATCACGATACAAGAACATTATCAAGTCTGCATCTTGCTCAATATTCCCAGATTCTCTTAAATCCGCCAATGTTGGTCTCTTATCTGCCCTCTCTTCAACTTTTCTAGATAATTGTGATAATACGATTACTGTTACTTCCAATTCTTTAGCCATCATCTTTAATTGCCTTGTAACTTCACCAATATCTGACGATCTATTTCCAGTGTTAGGTATGTCCATTAACGTTAAGTGATCTACAATTACCACATCTAAACCATGAGTTTGTTTTACTGCTTTAGTCTTAGCTTTTATAGTTAATGTGTTTTGGTAGCTGCTGCAATCTGTAAATATTCCATTTCTCTTAGATAATTTGTTAGCTGCCATAAGTATTCTTTCAAACTCTTCTGCATTAAGTTTTCCTGTTTTTAATTTCTGTGCTTCAACATTTGAATTGAAAGCCAATCGCCTATTTCCCAATGCTGTCTCTACCATTTCCATTTCAAATACAAGCACATTATTACCGTTTTTCGCTAGTCCGTCAGCTATGTTTAACGCAGTAACTGTTTTTCCCATTGATGGACGAGCACCTATTACAAATAAGTCTCCTTTATTCATTCCATTTGTTGCTCTATCAAAGTCATGAAATCCTGTTTTCATTCCTGGAATATCTCCACCATTAGCATATCTTTCTTCTATCTTTGATATTGTGGCATTAAGTAACTGCGTATCATTTAGTATTTGACTTTTGTCTTCTGTTTGGATTAATTCATTTGACATTTTACTAATTGAAACATCTGGTTTAATTTTATCGTCATACAATGCATTCATAGCTGAATTTAATGCTTTTATCGCCTTTCTTCTGAAGGACTTATCTTTTATAATGTCCACGTATTGTTTTACATTTAATTTAAACCCACCTGTCATTAGTTCTGTGAGGTATGAAACCCCTCCGACGTATACTAGACTATCTTTTCCTAAAACCTCTATAATGGGCGTTATTCCTATTTCTTTTCCATCTGCAAATAATGCACACATTGCGTTAAATATTAATTGATGGCTTGATCTATAAAAATCATTTGTTTTCAACTCATTTACTGCTTGTACCATTATCTTGGGGTTATAAAATATACCTGATAAGAGTTCTTGTTCAGCTCTTATATTTTGCGGTAGTATTTGTAACTGTTCTGTATCCATCTAATCACCTCTATTTAGCTATTCATCAAATTGAAATGCATCATATTGTTTTTTATTGTTAGATATAGTTGTCTGGTTCTTATGGTCTTCTTTAAGCTCGAATATACCTTGCCAACAATGCTCTATGCTATTTTCTAAAATTTTAATTTGTATTTCTTCATTTTCCGATAAGCCCTTTAGTTTCTTAAGCATTATCTGTAAAGCTCTATCCGTCATAGGTTTTTTAATTGACTTTCTCATTTTTATAAAATCAACTAAAGTGTTTCTCAATTCTTCATTACTGGTATAGTTATTAATTAAAGAATCAATCGAAGTTATTTTTCTTTTTTTAGTTTTTTTATTTATATCTATATCTATATCTATATCTTTCTCTATCTCTTTCTCTATCTCTATCTCTGTGTAACAAAAAGTAACAGGTGGTAACTCTTCGGTAACATTGTTACCACTCTCTATTAATTTTTTATTCTTAAAGCGTTTATTTCTCATTAGTTGAGCCTTATCTGTTTCTTTCCCTATTGATGTTGGAACCTCATTTAAAAGTAACTCTGAATCTGAAATTTCTTTCAGTAATCCGCACTTTTTTAGATACATTAATACAAAACTTACATTATCTGAATCTTCATCTAGTTCTAAGGCTAATTCTTCCGCAAATGTTTCTTCTATTCCATCAAAATACAGCTTTCCTTCATCCTTAAGACTGAGCAATTGAAGCTTCAAATATATTATTGTGTAAGTATCTCCACCAGCTATTTTCCTTAGTTTCTTTATTTCTTTACCTTTGAAAAAATCCTTATTTAATTTAAGCCAATAGTACACTTTAGCCATTAAATCACCTACAATTCTTCTATTGTTAAAATTTGAGTTACCTTATTATTAGCTCTGCAATAATCACATAAACCACATGCAATTGGTTTTTCTTCTCCACTTTTAACTTTTATAATGCGCCCGATGTTGTACTCAATTTCCTCAAGCTTTGGTGTGGTATACCTTTCATCTACTTTAATTATTGCTTTAAGCGGATTATCATTCTTTTCTATTGCAACAATGTATGGAATTAAGTCTTTGCCAAATTGCTGCTTAATTAACTCTCTATAAATTGCCATTTGTTCAACGTATCCATAATGTTCAATGAAAGTTAATCCACTATATTTTTTATGGATCCCTTGAGTTGTTTTTAAGTCTGTAAAAAATCCTTTTTCTAAATTCAATACATCAACCATTCCACGCCACTTAATACCAAATAATTCGCCTTGAATGATTACTTCTTTTTTACCTTGCAAAAATTTCATACAATTCGAATCATCTGCTAAGGACTTAACCATTGTTTCAGCTACTTTAAAAGTTGATTTTAATTCCCCTTTAGTTTTGCCTTGAGTTGAATATAAGCTTGGATTTTCTTTTTTAAAATCATCTAAAGTTCCTTCACTCCATGAATGAATATATTTGCCTAATAGAAATGCATCACTTTCACTCTGTTTATATTCCCCTTTTAGCTTTGCCATAGCCATTAATTCACATTGCTTAAATAGTTTGTATTGTGATACTGACATAGTACTTAAATCGGCTTCTATGCTGTAATAATTCTCTTTAGTTATCACCATATTCATTAACCTCCTCAAATGGAGTATCTACAAAATCAGTTTGTTTAACAATGTCCTCATTCTCCTCTAATTCTTTTTCAAGATCACTTTTTTCGGTAGCAGCTTCTTTGGGTTTTTCATTTTCAAATTCCATATCCGAACCTTCTTCCCATGCTTCAAGCTGCTTAATATTATCAAAGTCAATATTTATATGTTTGCAAAGTCTTCTCAAAACAGTCTTTTTTGCCATTTCACCAAAGCTCTTTACCCATGCAGCAGAAAACTTCCCATACTTATCCTTTTTGCTCCAATTGTCTCGAATATACTCAACCTCTTCCTTAGACATTGTTTCGTATTCCATCGCACCATCTTCGTAATAAACAACTGCAAAAACTCCCGTAATATCATCATTATTAAATGGCTTTGGCTTAAAGTTTACATATGGCTTACCATGGTCAACACCTTCTTCAAACTCATCACCATAACGAACTAGCTTTGCATAAATATCCTTAATTTTTTTAGAACTAAACTTCCTAACAAGCTTGGTTTCGCCTTTGTAATCTGTCATAAATTCTGGTTTGCCCTTGTAGGTAATTACATAACACTCATTGTTAGCAAAATCTAAATCCAGATATGCTCCACGCATTATACATTTAGCAAGGTTAAACTCCTGCCCTTTCATATTTTCTAAGTTAACAGTATTTAAAACCCTTAAAACATTTTGCTTAAATCTAAGTCCATTAAAACCTTCTGGGAGTGCCTTCTTTTCTATTTCTAACATACTAGTTAATTTTTCATTTACTGCACCTATTACATATTTTTGTACTTGATTATTTGCCAATTACATCAACCTCCTTAAACTCTTTTATACATCCAATCATGATCATATTGATAAGTTGCACATGCTGGCTTATCCTTTTCTTCTCTTTCTTCCTCGTCATACCAAGTAAAATTTTTGATCTCTATAGTATCTAAAATGCATTCTCCATCCTTATAGTTAATACATGTCTTACTATCGCATTTAATTGGCAACTTGCATTATCTCCTTTCTGTGTTATAATGTACTTGATTTATTTGCTATGCTATCTTGGAATACTTTGGTCGGTTTCCTTGGTAGCTTTTTTGTTTTTACTGCCACATTGTCCATAATCATCTGTTGCAATAATAAATTCAGTAATAACAATTTTGGGTTCATCCTTTATGCAGACATAATCACCTTCGCCTATATATGTGCATTCATCACAATCTTCACATTTTTTCATATCCTAGACCTCATTTCTACAACAATCAATTCATCTAGTTGCTGACTTATTTTAATAGTTGTGTCAGATTGTGGTCCATTTACTGAAATACTAATATGCATCCTTTCCCTTAGTTCATCGATAGCTTGTTCAATTATTGATTTACTTAAATCACAAGCTTTGAACTTAACCATAATACCTTCTCTTTTGACGTCTTCTAGCTCCTCAATTTCCAATGTTTCAGCTCTTCTGTAATAAGGTCCATTATCTACTCTTATTGATTTTACTTGCACACCTTGCGCCTCTAATCTTTGCTTTAAATCTAATGCACTTGTAATCTCATCTTTTTCAATTTTAGTAAGTAATGCATCAACCTCTTTTTCATTTAGATTTGTTTCAATATCAATGAAGTTTAATCTATTTACTGTCTCATCAACGTGTAATCTGTATTTTTGCATTTTATAATTCCTCCTCAATCTATGAATTGCTAACTTCTTTAAACGATACTTGTCCTGAAAGTTCATCTCTTCTTCTTTGAACTTTTTTCTTAGAAATGTTAAGACCTTTATATTTTTTATTTAACTGGATTTCAATATTTTTCAACGCTTTTAGATCAGTTGTAGTTTCGATATTAAAATATTTTGAATTTCCGCTATCATCTTTGCAGCTAAAACAAGTTCTAACGCCTTTATTATCACGATATGTTGCCATTAAGTTATTGGCTGTCCTTCTTAACGCTTGCTCCCTAAGTTTACGGATATTAAATATATAGTGTGGTCTTAATAGCTCTACAACATCATCTGTAGTTATTTCTCCGCCAAGCTCGTCCATCTGCTCTAGTATCTTTTCTTTGGCCTTTTTTTCTAATGCTTCACTCATATTATTTACCTCCTTTAAAATAGTTCTGTATCTTAATTAAATTTTGGATAGCTGAATTAATATCTTGTAACTCTATTTCTACAATATCTGGAGTATTAGCTATTGCTCCCCATGCCATTAATGCCTCTATGTCTGTACTTAATAATGCTACTTTACTAATTGCATCACGATATTTTTTAGAATGCTTTATACAGTCATTAAATTGATCCTTTGTTAGGTTATTGAAGTCTTCAATTCCAAAAATATGAGTCTCCTTTGGTTTCCTGAATTTATCTAGTACAACCGCATTCTCAGGAAGGTTTTTCTCAATTTCTCCTAGCTTTCTTTGTGCTTCCTGTTCTTGCTGTTCTTTTTCTAATTGCTCCTGGTACTCTTTTTCATATTCAGCATTCTTTTTATCTGCCTCTATAGCTGATTTAGTAAGAACATAAGCACTATTAATTGTTATGTCTCCTTTTTTAACCTGCTGCTTAATTTCTTCTGGAGCTTTTTCTTCGATAACTTCAACTTTGTGAATTGTATCTTCTGAAACTCCTGCTATCTTTGCAACTTCTTTTCTAGTGCTTATCGGTTCAATCGCCTTTGATGATTTCATCAAACCCGATTTAGCATTTTCGCTCTTTTTATCTCCTCCTACTTTTGATAGGTTTTCTTTTGCCTTAGCTTCTATTACTGGCTTAAACTTCAGTGCTATTTGTGCTAACTCATATTTAGTTAAATTCCTTCTATTCTTTTGATTCATCCAAATCCATTCCATAGCCTCGAGCCTGTCCTTAAATTCAATTTCAACTATATCGAATGGAATATTATTTCTTGTGCATATCTCATGCCTATGATGACCATCTATCAAAATGTTCTTCCATACAGTTAGCGAATTTATGCAACCATTTTTAATTATGTCTCTTTCAAGCTCTTCCTTTTGTTCCTCTGATAATGGAGGTAGTAAGTCTTTAAACTCATTGTCAATAATCAAATCATTCATTTTTATAATTTCCTCACTTCCTTCTATACTTAAATTTAATATTTACTCTTAACAGAAAATTACTGGATGTAATTGCTTTGAGTTGTAAGACGTGATAAATAAGATTTGTTATATCAATCTCAAAAATGATTACTAAGCATACGTTTTTAAAAATTCCTGCACTGCTAAAGTGAATCTCCTATCAAATTCTTCTTTAGAAATCATCCAAATTAAATTGATTTCTCTCCCTTTCTTTTTAGCCATGAATATTTCTCCTTTGTCTACCTAATTTATCTTGTAAAAATCACTTCTTCTATTGCTCCATGATTAAATGAACTTTGATTACCGATTTTCTTACGCCAACTTTCAATTACTCATCTGTGAAATGTGTAATTGAAACATCAAAGTAGTTTGCAATCTTTTGCAATTTATCTATTTTAGGAGTACTTCTACCAGTTTTCCAATCACTCAAAGTTGATGTTGGAATTCCTGTTTCCTTTGCAACCCTATAGGCTGTTACGCTATTTTCTTTCAAAAGTTCTGCGAACTTACTATACATAATTTATCTCCTTTCATAAATTTATGTAAAAAACTCTTGTTACTATTCCGGAAATGTGATATAATTTCATTTGTCAGGAACGAAAAATATCACAGAATACCGTGAATAGCAACTTTCTTAGTTAACTAGCTAGGTTTTCTTAGCTATGTTCTAAGTATATTCCGTTTTTCTTAGATAGTCAATACTTTTTAAGAAAGTTTTCTTAGATATTTTTTTATATTTTTTTAAGGAGAATAAAAGATGTATGAAATATTTGAAAAATTGATGAAAGAAAAGGGAGTTACGCCTTATAGAGTTCATAAAGAAACTGGAATAGCTACTTCTACACTTAGCGACTGGAAAAATGGGAAAAGCACTCCAAAGCAAGACAAATTGCAAAAAATAGCAGATTATTTTAATGTCTCACTTGATTATCTAGCCGGAAATTCTAAAGGTAAAAATACAAAAACTAACGAAATTGAATTATCAAAAAAAGCTGAGAGAGATATTCAGAAATCTATAAGTCAAACATTAGATATGTTAGAAAATTCCCAAGATGGACTAATGTTTGATGGAGAACCTTTAGAATTAGATGATTTGACAAAAGAATTGTTAAGACAAAGTTTAGAAAATTCTATGAGAATGGCTAAAAAGATAGCCAAAGAAAAATACACACCCAAAAAATATAGAAAATAATTAAAGGCGGGATTATGGGGTATGGATGATTTTATAATTAGAGAGGTTGAACGCCTAAAGAAGAAACATGGCACTAACAACCCATTCGATATAGCAGAAGCAGAAAAAATTATTATTTATCGAGAACCGTTAGGTTCAATTCGAGGATATTATAATAAATATGTTCGTCAAAAAAATATTCACATAAATTGTGACTTACCAGAAAGGCAACAGTATGTAACATGCGGCCATGAATTAGCACACGCTATAATACATCCTAATGCTAACACACCATTTTTTAGAAGCAATACATTTTATTCTATAAATAAGTTAGAGCGACAAGCAAATAAGTTTGATGCATATTTATTATGTGATATGAAATGCATAGATAGATATTTATTAGAAAATTGCTCTTATGAACAAATAGCTTCAATCTTAAATCTCCCTATAGAACTAATAAAGATAAGATTCAATATTTTATAATAACAACTTAAGAAAGGAGTTATATTTATGCGAATAGCGGCATATCTAAGAAAGTCAGTCAAAGGTGATGAGAATAGTATTTCTATAGATGCACAGCTTGAAATAATAAAGAATTACTTTAATAAAGAGAAATGTAAATATATAGTCTATACTGATGATGGTTTTAGTGGAGGCAGCACAAATAGACCTGCATTTCAAAAAATGATAGATGATGCTCATAATAATAAATTTGATGCTGTTGCTTGTTATAAACTTGATAGAATGGCTAGAAACACTTTAGATTTTTTAAATACATTTGATGAATTACAAAAAATTGGAGTTGACCTTGTTTGTGTACAAGATAATTATGACCCAAGAACTCCGGCAGGAAAGATGATGATGACCTTGTTAGCTTCTTTAGCTGAAATGGAAAGAGAAAATATAAAAAGACGTGCTATTGATGGTATGTATAGTTTAGCTAAACAAGGTCGTTGGAGCGGAGGAACTCCGCCTTATGGTTGTGTTGCTTCTGAAGGAATTGGAGGTAAGTATTTGGAAATTGAGAAAAAAGAGGAAATTCTATATATTTTTAACCAATTTTCTATTGGTAACTCTATGTGGAAGATTTCTAAAGAAGTTGGAATAACACCTAGAAATTTAGGAACTGTTTTGAGAAATCCTATTTATTTAATATCAGATGCAATTTCTAATAAATACTTGTCTACTATTGGATATAAAGTAATCGGAGAACCTAATGGTAATGGCTATATGACTTATAAATACAACAAGTTTATAAAAGATAAAATGGTTAATTTGGCGGTGATAACACAAAATAAAGGAATAATCAACTCTACTCTTTGGATAAAGGTTAGAGAAAGGCTAAGGGCATTGGAACATGTACCGCCTAGAATATCTACTAAAAGTTGGCTAGCACATAAAATCATATGTAAACAATGTAATAAAATAATGAGCATAAACTATGGAAGCATAAGAAAAGATGGAACTAGACCTATGTATTTTAGATGCAAGAAAAATTGTTTTTCAGGAATAAGAGTTGATGAAATAGAAGATAAAATTTTTTCTACTTTAAAAAACGGAAATCTTGAAAAGATACTAAATAAAAATGATGAAAATATTGAATTTAATATTGCTGAAAATATAGAAAAACAACTTAAGAAAAAGAAAAAGATGTATGATGGTTTTTTAGAAAAGTCTGCTCTTGCTTCAACTGCTGTTGCAAAATCTATGTTAGACAAAGCAGAACAACTCTCACTCGAAATTGAAGAACTAAATGTACAATACACTAAATATCAAATAGTTCTAAATAACAAAAGCAAAAAAAATGAAATGCTTAAAAACAAAGAACTGGCTAAAAATGAGTTTATAAAACATTTTAATAAAATAAACTTAGAGGATAAACAAAATTTGATAAATATAATTTTTGATAAATTAGTATGGGATGGCGATAATCTCTTGATTTATTAGTTAGTGCAATTTAAAACTTTCTGGATCTTCCAACGTCGTTATATTTAAAGCCTTGGAATCTATTTCTTTCAATATTGTGTAGATTGTAGTAGTTTTCCCAGAACCGGTTGCAACCTGTATAAAAGTGCAACATTTAAAAGTGTATTCGAGCTATTTACTGTTAATTATAGGGAATTTTTAGCTAATGCTATTTTTAATGACCTTGAAGATAATATAACAAACAGAATTCGTAAGCTTAGATATCTTAGCGGACTTTCCCAGATTGAATTCGGTAAAAAGATCAATAGAAAAGTAACCACTATTGGTCAATGGGAAAGAGGAATTTTTAATCCAAGTTTGCCATCAAAGAAGAAAATAATTAAAGCATTCAATCTTCCTAAAAATTATCTTGATTAAATTTCTTATATTATAATGTAGGAAAATTTATATTTAGACTTTTATGGTAATTTAATTAGAAAAATAAAACAAAAAGGAGTATATTAAGATAATTTTTAATTATCCTGATATGCTCCTTTTCATACATTCTATTTTAGCATTGTATAGATATTTCACTTATCATTTTTGTTCATTAATTATTTTGTGAACAATACCAAGCGCAATATTCAATTCCTTAGCAATGCTCCTTATATTTGATCCTTGCTTTTTTAAATCCAATACTTTATTTCTTAATTCATCCGATACAGGTTTTCTTCCAACAATTTTTGACTTCTTTACTATATGAACTTTACTTTTCTGTTTTTCGCGAAAATATAAATTCTTATACTTTTCAAGTTCGGATTTTAATAATTCCATATTATCTAATAGAATATCATATTCCTTGGAACTAATAACATTTGTATCAACTTTTATTTCTTCTATTTCGTTATATAGTCTAACATTATCTTTGGTTAGTAACTCTATTTTATCTTTATATAAACTAATTCGTTCTTGTAATTCTTCAATGGTCCAATTCTCCATTAATATTCCCCCGTTCATAAATTAACTTATGATTATATTATGCTCTTTATTGTCTAAGTGTTTAATAATTCATTAATGAACACTTAATATTATGTGGAAGAGTAACAAAATAAGAAATACTATAACATTTTATTATTAATTTTAAGCGTATAAAAATATAAAGTTTTTCTAAATATGTAATTTTAGAAATTTTTAAATATACACTGAACACAAATTTGCATACGTTCATAGTGTTAAATAATATTTAAACTATAAAAAATACCGCAAATTCATTTTTGAATACTACGGTATTTTTATATCCATTATTTTCATTAAATTTATTCTTTATTAGCACAATTTATTTTCCCTTAAAATTCTAAAGACTTTACAAAATCTTTACTTTGCAATATATTCAAGAATTTAATTATATTAAATGATTCATATATTCTTATCACTATTTTCAAATCAATTAATAAGGATTTTTCATCTCTTTTGCTCTTTAAATTAATTATAGTTATCTCATTATCTTCAAATATTTCTTGAAGAAATTTAATAGCATCTGGCTCATCCACAATCTGCAACGCTAATGACTCTGTCCTTGGAGATGATAAAAATTTAATTTTACCATGCAAAAGTATTTGTCCCAATATAGTAATAGCAGTAGCTGCTATCCCAACAAAATAAAGTCCAGAACCTATAGCTAAACCTATAGCAGCTGTAGCCCAAACTCCTGCTGCCGTTGTTAATCCTACTATTGTTTGTTTTTGCATAAAAATTATCCCTGCACCAAGGAATCCAACTCCTGTGACAACCTGAGCTGCTATACGTGATGGATCAAGAGACATATTGAGCCATCCTATCTGATCTTGAAATCCATATTTCGATATAATCATTATAAGTGCTGCCCCTATAGCTACAATAAAATGTGTTCTAATTCCAGCCTCTTTCATTCGATTCTTTCTTTCATATCCAATAGCCATCCCACATATTGCAGCAATAAAGAGCCTTAATAAATAATCTAATTGCATTAAATATAGTTCATTCATATTTTATACTCCTTCTATCCTATTACCTCTGCTATATTAGGATATTATACCATATTTTGTATCTAACTACTATTTTATGGACCTCATTATTCAATCTTCATATGATGCATATTAGAATTAATGTTCGTGTTGTACAAATTTTACGAATTTCAAAATACAAATCTAACGTTATAAATTCAAACTAAAAAATCTCTCGTATTATCTAAATACAAGAGATTTACTAATTAACCAATACTTTCGCAATACGAATTAATCGGTTTTCTTTTTATTAGGTTCGTATTTTAATATATCTGTAAGATCACATCCTACCACTTCACATATTTTATCAATATGATCTAAATTCACCCTATTATTTAATTCATGATAAAGTTCCGAAATAGTATTAGGCCTTATTTCAGTTTTTTTAGCCAAATAAGCTTGAGTCCATCTTTTTTCCCCTAATACTCTAGATAAACAAATTCTTATCATATGTGTCATCTCCTATACCAGGAATTATAAATTTATTTACTATAAAAATTTCTATATACTTATCCCAATAACGAATACTGATATAAAATATCACATTACGTTATTGGGTGATTTCTAAGAAAACTCTAAATCTTCAATTTGATTTTAACATAATATATAATTTCTAATGATAATTTGTTATTAAATATCTTTTTACGTTAATTCATTATAAATCTTCTTATTGAATTAAATATTTTTAACTTAAGTTCATC